AGGGTGTACTTCACTGAGGAGATAAACCCGGACTCCATGAAGAATACGGGCGCTCCGCTTGTCAACCTAGTGGGTCAATTGCCACAGGACGACATGACCCGCTACTCAATGGCCCAGATTGCTCGGGAAGGCCCGACACCACTGCTCTCCGACCGTGCCATCAGGGACCGCATCCTTGCAATACAGGACGCTGACCAGATGGACGACTCGATCAAGGAGCAGATGGCAGAAAGGATGCTGCCCGAGGCAGCACTCTGGACACTGCTCCGTGCCTCAGAACGGCAGGGGCGGGATGACTTGGTGCGGTTTTATGCCAATGAACTAACGTCGGTGATTATGCAGAAACGACAGGCAGCGGAAATGCGGAACTCCTCTCCATCTGGAGGCCCCCCTGGAGGGCCTCCGGGGGCTCCCCCTCCTGGGGCTCCCCCTGGCGGGCCACCGACAATGAACCCGGCGGTGATGCCACCGGCAATGCAGGGAGTTCCGCCACCTATGCCGACTCCACAGGCTGGTCCGTTAGTGCCTCCGGGCACACCGAGACCGGGCGCTTAGGGAGGATAAGAGATGGCTAATAATAATAATATGTTTGGCGATTATGAACATCTGACACTTGCGATGGAAAAAGCCCATACGGGCGCTGAAATAGAAGTCTTCTGGGGCATGCTTGAGAAAGGTCTCACCTGGGATCAGTCAATAGCAGATTATACCAATGTCCAGGACCAGAAACTTGAAGCCCTAGAAGATGAAATGTTCGGGCCAGATGAAGACCCGTATGAGGACTTCGGGTGGTTGGGATACGATGTCGAGGTGGACCCTTATGAAGGGACCTACGTTTGGCCTGACGACGAGGGTATTGTCAATAATATTATGGAAGCAAACGAAGCTGCAAATGAAGAATTATTTGAAGATAAAGCAGACGCATTTAAAGTGGCATTGGAAAAGTACGAGGACAGCGTACCGGACATATTGAAAGAGTACGAGGACAGGTGGGATTTGCCATCCACTGACGAGACAGTAGACGCAATCCTGGCCTACCCCCGCACCGAACAAGCATTTAGCGAGGTATTGGATGAGTACAATGCCAGCCTAGCCGGAAAGGGCGTCCCGTGGGAATTGTTACCCACTGACGTGGAAGAAGACGGAGAAGGTGACGATACCAGTCAACAGGATAATGAGTATCAACAGGAGCTAAATGAGTATTACCAGGAGCTAAATGAGTCATTTAACTACATTCTTGAGGAAGAACCAGAGGTTGCTGCTAGTAAATTGTTAGAATATCTGTCTGAAAATCCCAAATCCGGCCTACAAATGGCAATGGACTGGATCAACTTCCCTGACTGGAAGGGGTCTTTGGAACATAGAGTCCAGTTGCTCGCCGCCCTAGACCAATTTCAAGAAACGAAGGCATCTACTGTCGATGGTGTTGGTGCTGATAAATCCGACGATGACGAGAAGTGGACCAAAGCCAAGATAAAGGAGGAGGTAGATTCTTTGGTTGAAAGGTCTTTCGCTCGCAGAGAAGCCAGGGAAGCCAAGATTGATACCGGTATGCCCTCGTATCAAGAACAATTTATAAGACTCTTTAATGCCATCCCGGGCTCACAACGCTCCGAGGCGCAGCGGGGAAGGGACCAGATGTATAATGAGGCTAAGACGCTCTTCTACCTATCTCGGAAAGACTGGACACCTTTTGCCAGCCTGAAAGATCCCTCCCTTGAGCTGGATGAGGCTGCAAGGATAAAGGAAGAAGGTGTATTCAGTACTTGGCTTTCAGGCCGGGACTCCAAGGGCGATCCTGTTGAAGACGTAATAGGCTATTTTAATGACCCGAAAGCTATACGCTACGGGCAGGGCTTCTACAGGGATGTGTTTGGTCTTCGGAATAGGATGCTTAAGATCAAAGATGATTCAGCAGCGGAGACCTATGCGAGATTTGAGAAAGCGGATACGCCGGGCAAGAAAACCATCATGGACCGGTTTGTGTTCATGGATCCAGACAGTTCTACCCGCCTGGCGACCCTTGTGGGGATGTATAATATCCATCCGGGGGCTGACAACTGGTTAAAGGCAAAGATGATGAATTTCTATCAAGGCATGATGGAGGACTGGAAAGCCTCTGGGAGAGATTCCTTCGACTTCATCGAAGCCTTTGTGAAGGATACGCCAGCTATGGCAAGCAGGGATGCGGAAGCAAAGGAAGAAGCAAAGTTTCAGGCTACTCTGTATTGAAGGGATTGTAAGACTCGGACATATCAGTATCTTGTGAAGTAAGTACGAATGGAGGGGTAATAATGACTAATGGTTTTGGCGACACATCCGCAATGAAGGATCTTTTTAGGGAAGCGGGTATAGACTGGCAGTACCTAACACCTAAAGAGCAACAACTGCAGTTTGCACGGACGAAGTTCCGCCCCGGACCAAGCGGGATGCGGTCCGCATTTTATGGTGCAGCAAATCCTTTGCTTCAGCAGTACTACCTGCAACAACCAATGATGCCTAATTACGGTGGGTTTTCAGACTTCATGAACGTAAACCGGGACTGGGAGTCAAACTACAGTCAACTGCGGGCACGAGCAGAACAGGCTGCCCTCATGGCAAGAATGCCCGGAGCGCAGTTCTTTGAGTATGTCAGCCCTGATGTTCTGGAAGATGTGGACCCAGATACAGGACAATATGTTCTGACAGGTGAATACGCAGGCCCTGCAATAACAGAGGCGATGGCAACCTGGAATCCAGTGACAGGACGATATGAAGGTGGTGAACTTGGTGAAATGTCGCCAGCGCAAATACTTATGTACAGACAGACCTATGGGACAGCCCCAGAAGGTGTTGCTGCGGAAAACCAGGCACAGCTTGCGAACCTTTTGGCATTGCAGCGTGGAGGCGGCGGTCTCTATGGTGGGCCTATGGGCGATGCCATTACCAGCGCACTGAGTGAGTTGGAAGGGCAGCTTATGGCGAGAGACCCCGGGGCGAATTTCCTTGACTGGTATCTACAACGGACAGAAGACACACCTACCGTAGGCGGGTTTCTTCCAGGCTAAAGGGAGGGCAGTATGGCAAACGGAAATAATGCACTCGAAGACTGGTTAGCTGGTGGTGACTGGGGTAGTCTCCTACTGCCGCAGATGCCGCAGGCGGCGTACTACAGTTCCCCGGCTGGCCTGGGGTTTGCCGGGCGGAGCCCACGCCGAGGCCGGTACTACCAGCAGTCGTACCAGGATGTCTTCAGTGACTATCTAGGGAACATTGGAACGGCATTGCGCACAGGGCAGGAACCCGCATCATTCCAGGAGTTCCTTGAGACAAACCCGTGGACAGCCCGCTATGGGCGTCTACCACAAACGGCACGAGGCGTAACCGGCATGTCAGCAAATCCTAGAACGAGGTTCTTGTTTAACTACTAATGGGTGATATAGATAGGGAACGGCTTAATAAGCTGAAGCGGCCTGAACCTGCTGAACTTGTCCCTATACCTTCTGGGCGCACGGGACCAGAGGCCCCTGAATGGTGGGAGGACATTACAGGCTGGGTGAGTCCTTGGGCTGAGAAGGCTATGCCCAAGGTGGCCCCGGTGCTAGGGGTTATTGGTAAGGGGTTGGAGGCCTGGGAACAAGGTGCCCAAGGGCCATATGGGAGAGCCATACTCGGTGGTGTTGATCCTAGACCTATCCTAACTCCTCTTCTGCGTGGAGCGGAGTTAGGGTGGCAATTGCTTGGTCTCGCTGCATCGCCTATTCTACCAGCGTATCCACCATATTTGATGAAGCCAGCGCCTATGGGAGAACCTCGTACATTTGAGGGCCCGCGAATAGAGAAATATCCCGCAGCAGCTAAGGCTTTCTGGGGAGGGCTTACCGAAGAAGGCGATATAGGGACTCGAGTGGAGAGAGCCATTGAGGATGCCCAGGATGCAGCAGAGGCAGGATGGGGTCATTGGTTTGCCTCAGAGATGATTGCGGGTGCATTGGCTCCGTATCTTGCCGCTAGAGCTGGGGCAGGATTGGTGAAGGCTGCAACACCGCTGGCACGAACATTGGCTGATCCCATTACCAAAGTAGCCCCCCGTGCTGCGCCATCTATAGAGCGTGGTATTGAGGCAGGGGCACGTGGCACAGGAGGGCTGCTCCAGGTTCCATGGGAGTTAGAAGAGGCGATAGGGCGTGGTATCGCAAAAGGAGTAGGTTGGGCGGCGGCCCCGGTGGCACGGCCACTTATTAGTCGTTTCCGGCGGCCAGGGGTAGAGGGTGCCGAAGAAGCCCCGCGAATGCTTGGTGCGCCAGATGTCCCCACCCCCACCACAGCCCTCGTTCCCGCAGTTCCTGGTGCGCCTAAAGTAATACCCCCGGGGTTGCCTCAGTTGCAGGACATAGGTGAGGCGATAGACATCGCTACGCGCGTCAATCTTGGACGCAGAATTGCCAACTGGCCGCTGATAAAAAATATCCAAAAACGGTTTAACCCGTCTGCGGTGAGGAATACTGTGGAAGGACGGGGCCTAACCGGCCTAGCTATTCTTAAATTTGAGGCGGGACAGAAGGCAAGTCAGTCTATGGCTGCCTTGCGGACATTAGGTACGCAGGAACGGGCATTTGGGAAGTTGGACAGCCAAGGATTATTCGCCGAGGGGAACCTGAAGGGACTTGCCCCAAATGATGTAAGAACGAACTGGGAGCAGCCATATATTTCGCAAAGGCTTACCGATCCACAGAAGAAATGGATACGGGCCGCTCAGGACATTGAAGAAGCGAAACTGGTGTTCCTTAGAGCTAATGGCATTGCAATAAAGGAACTGACCTTTGAACAGGGTGGACATTATGCTGGCCGTCGTCTTATGGGTCAATTTGATAGTAGCGGGAATCTCGTAGATTGGCGCTATGTAGGCAAACAAACAATCAAGGGCAGAAAGCTGGCACAAGAGAAGAAACGATTCTTTAGAACCCAAAAAGAGGGCATTGATCTGGGCTTTGAATACATTCCTGAAGATGAAGCCCTGAGTATGAATGTTCAATCTGCTTATAACCGTGTAGCGGAAAAGAAATTTGCTGCATGGCTACTTGAGAACTCTCCTACTATTCGTGTGCTTGGGAAAGGGCTCAGGCCACGGAAAGGGGAGGTGTCGGCTGCTTTGGGGAGGATGATTCCTGATTTGAGTGGGGTAGTATTCAAAGGGCCGAAGGCTGATGAGACTGTGGCATTGCTCCGCCAAGAATTAGTTCCCATGATAGGTGAGATTGATAAGCTGTTGTCTGGGGTGGCGAAGGTTAATGCTGTCGGCAGGTTTATGCAGTTGAACGCAGACGCAAGCCCATTCCTTATCCAGCTACTGTATATGACGGGCGCAAGAGGCGGCCTAAAGGCGTGGGGGAAAGGAATTGAAGGTTTTGCTAGAACGCTTTTTAACACCAGATATCATGCCCGCCTGATAGCTAATAACTCCGAACTGTGGGCTCGGCATCGTGCCCTCCTCACATCACAAAGCGGCACTGAGTATACCGAGGCGGTACAGAGGGGCGGGCTTCTTATGAAAGGGCCTAAATTGGCCCCCTGGAGGCTTGTCGCCAAGGCTTTTGATCCATTCGCTCGTGCATTCAATGCGGCGATGGACGATGCCGGTATTCAGCTAGCAAAGAGTATGGATGCTGCCCTCAAGCCTAAGACAGCCGCAGAGTATGCCGATATAGACGCTTTTATCAACGAGATCCGTGGCCTAGCAAGCACTGTGAGGCTGGGGCAGTCCGCGAGATGGAGAGCTATTGAGTCTAACCTTCTCCTTGCCCCAAGATATAATAGGTCGATTGCGGCTTTACTGTGGGATACCGTTGCTGATGGAGGGATACGAGGCAATGAGGCCCGTTGGGCCCTTGGGAAATCTCTTACGGGACTCACACTTATAGGAGCAGCATTCTCGATTGCGGAATACCTTCGTGAGACTGACGAGCCGACGCAGGAAGGTATGGTAAGCGCGGTAGTGGCGCACATTAACCCTACCAGTCCGACGTTTTTCACATGGAAGGTTGGGAATTCTAACGTAGGGCCAGGAACCAAGGTGCGGAGTTTAATCAAGCTCGCTGCCGAAAGCGTTACAGACCCTAGGAGCCTCTTGGAGCAGGGTATGGATAATCCGGCGACGAGATTCGCCCGTGGTAATCTTGCGCCGGTCCTGTCGGATGCTTGGGATGTTTTCAGTGGATATACTTATATAGGAGATCCTACGGGCTTCTTTGACGGATGGGATGACGAGAGTGTTGGGGAAAACTTTAGTAAACTAGGAACGGAGGTCATCTTGCCTGACCTCATGCCCATATGGACTCAGGCTGTTCTTCTTGAGGGCGGAACACTGGTAGAGCGGTTTGTAAGAGGTGCCGTAGAGTTTGCTGGTGGACGAGCCTACCCATTAAGCAGGACCCAATTAGTGGAAGGGATTGCCCAAGCGCAATTTGGCAAGAACTACGATGACTTGGATAATAACGTCAAGCCTATTGTCGATAAATTGGTGGTAAGAGAACTTGGGGAACGGGCATATCGAGGGCCCAAGGGACGCCTCTACAAAGAGATTGATGATATAGATGCTACATTCTTGGAGGCTATACAGAAAGCTTCAGATACGCATTTATCTCAGGAGCCTTATCATAAAGATTTCAGTCCAATTTCGGCAAAGGTGGAGTTTCAGAGAGCGGCAACAGCTCATCGCGGGGCTAAGTATGGTACCCAATATAGGCCTAAAAAAGGGCGGATTGTTGGTGGTGTGTATGAAACCCTCTATGATAGAGATGAGGAACGTGAAGAGCCAGATCTAGGTACGAAAGAGCATCTGCTATGGCGGTATTACAATATCATTCCTAATGCGACTAAGAAGGATGGCACCATAGATTGGGACGAATTCGAGAGACTCACTAGTGAGTTCTGGGCTAGCTTGAAGGATGACCAGGAAGTGGAGATGGTTTTAGCGAATATCCGAGTTATCGAAGCCGAATATCCTGAACCAATACAAACAATGGTAGATGCAGGGCGGTACGCAGGGGCAGTGAAGGTCTATGGCCTGTCCTATTGGGATATTGAGAAACTTGATGAGGTCCGCCAGGATATTGCTAATAAAGCTGGTGCGACAAAATCGCAGGTAGACGCTTACATGGATGCCTTGAATAGCCGAAGACGCGAAGAGATGCGAGCCAGTGATGTCTACAAAGAAATTGATGATGTTCTTCGTAAAGAGCGGCTGGCAGAAACCGGAGTCTTAGGGTCTATTAAAATAGAATGGATGGATGCAGCACCACTTGAATGGTTTTTAGCTATGCAGTTAGCTAGTTATGAATTCTTAATTGATGAAGACATTCGTGATGAGCTTAAAGATAGTGGAGAGTGGAATACAATTATGCAACAACCGTATGGGCGTCTTCACAGGGATGCTCTTAAAGCAAATAGGTAGCGGGATTGTACAGTATGTGGTATATAATAGGCTAATGAATACAAAGGAAAAGGAGTAAAAGGGTATGGTGACATCTACGAATCCTGAAGCAATAGACGAAACTATACAAATTGTAGAACCTGAAGTGCCAGAAGAAGACGCTCCTGTCGCAGAGGCAGAGACCGTTGAAGGTGGCCCTTCAGAGGAAGCTGGCGAACAGCCAGTAGCCCGGGAAGGTGGTGGTTCTCCAGAAAATGCCGTGAGTGCTGCTCCGGTTGAGTCGGCACCGCAGGCTGCTCCGCAGGCTAACCAAGCCGCTCTTGCAGAGTTGCAACAGCGCAGGATCATGGAACGGGAGCATACCTGGCGGAACAATGTTGGGCAAGCAGCAAGAACCTATCAGAAACAGCTTGAAGAAGCCGGGTATATGCCTGAGCAGGCCAAGGATCAGGCCCGACGATACGTCCAGCAGGAACAGAAGTTCCGTAAGCAGGATGAAGCTGCTGCGAATATGGTTGGGTATATCCAGGGACGCAACATGGCTGCTGTTCATTTTCTGAAGAAACATGGCCTGGCGAGTAAGCAAGTTCTTGAGGATCTTGCGGCGCTTCAAAAGACAAATAGCCCGGCAGAGATGGAAAAAGAAGCCGTGCGTATGAAGAATGACCGGGCGATGCGGGCAGAAATTGCCCAATTAAAACAAGGTAGAGTTCCTCCGCAGACTTTCGACAATAGTCAGGGATCGGCGGAGGCCACTACGAACCAGGCCAGGCTCTATGATGCCTATCTTGCGGGGGACAGGTCGGAAGCTGCGGTACGAGCAGTAAGAAAATTGACATTTGGGAACTAGACAAGGAGGATTTCAATGCCACAGGCAGCTACTACTGGTAGTTTAGAGAATGCACAGCGGATCATTATCGCGACGGCGCGATACACAGAGGAGCATAACGCTCCGGCAATGAACCTTATTGAGCAATTCACATTGCCCAAGGGTTCAAAGCAGGTTACGGTTCCAAAGGTAGGACAGATGGAGATGTCCGATCTCGTTGACGGGCAGGACATTATCGACGAGGAAGAAATCGGGATGACGACTGTTGATCTGACCGCAGCAGAGGTTGGGGCAAAGATCATCATCACTGACAAACTCGCACGGCAGAGTGCAGAGAATGTCTTCTCGATCATCGGGCGACAGCTTGGTGATGGTATGGCGAGGAAGAAGGACAAGGATGTCTTGGCTCTCTATAGCGGTTTCGGCACCGACATCGGTTCAGCAGGCCGTTCTATGAGCTTGGCAAATGTTTCTGCGACCGTTGCTTATGCCAAGGGCAATAAGTTCGGAACTCAGGTTTACATTGTTCAGCATCCATTTGCGGTGTGGGATGTTGCTAACACTGCTGTTACAGCATCTGCTACCTACCCAGTACCACACGGGTGGTCAGAAGATTTGCTGGGCAATTTCTTCAGCGGGCTCCGACCAATCAACGGTGTTCCGATCTTTGAGGATGGAAACATCAGCATTGACAGCTCCGATGATGCAATCGGCGTGTGTGCTGACAAAAGTGCGCTTGCCGTTGTGAAGTCCGTTGATACCCGGACTGAGCGACAGCGTGACGCATCGCTCCGTGCAACAGAAGTCGTTATTACGGCTGACTACGGAGTTTTTGAACTAGACGACAGCAAGGGTGTTGCTTTGACACTTGATGCCTCTACACCTACAACGTCGTAAGGAGATAACGTATGTCAATGACTACTAAGGAACGTACTGATCTCCGTCAGGAATTGGTTGGTCAGGGATATTCTTGGAAATACATTGACGAGTGGCCTATAAAGACCACGCTTTACTGGCATCGTGATAACGGTGTGAAATCAGTAGGGACACCAGTCAGTGGGGTCCCAGGGAATCCAGACTATGTAAGCAAAAAAGCCAGAATAGGCTTGCTACAATGGCCTCCAAGCGAGGCGTGTACTTGTAGATGGTGCCTAGGGAGAAGGGGAACCAAGGATGCGGTGGTGGCTCATGCAGAGGTGGCAGGGCCGCCACCTGTATCCAATGGACCCCCATTGAGGCGGGGATCGAAGCGATTCGGTCCTCACTTTAAGCAAAGTTAGGTGTAACGATTGCCGTGCCTAGCGCAAAAATTTAACAACGGCGGTCGCAGGGCTTGACCCTGTAGAAAAAGGAGTTTGCCATGGCATTCCCAAATTCGATCTTTGGTAAATATGGTTGGGAAAAGGTTCAGACCTCTGAGCAAAAGCACAAACTCGGCACCCGCATGGTGTTCGATGATGGTCGGGCATTTAGGTATGTCGAGGTAGGTGCTGCTGATATTGCTGCTGGTGCGATAGTACAGGCGGCAGCAGGAGTTGCTAACCATGATATGGACTTAGCAATTACCACAGCCGCGTCAGGGGTAACCTCAGTAACAGTCACTCTTGGCGGAACAGCGTCTACAAAAAACCAGTACAAAGATGGGTTTCTTTACATCAACGATGGTGGAACTGGTGAGGGGCATGTGTACAAAATCAAGTCCAACGCAGCAGGAGACTCAGGAGGAACTTGCGTACTCACACTTGATGAAGAAGATGGCACTGTTACCGCTCTAACAAACGGCACACACCTAGCTGGTCTTGCTGTTAATACATACAGCAATGTCATCATATCTCCCACCACCGTAACAAACATGGCGGTTGGAGTTGCGCCTCGTTTGTTGACAACCGACTACTATGGTTGGGTGCAGACTTGGGGAGAGGCAGCGGTCTTAGCTAATGCTGCTGGCGTTGTTGGTCAGCACATTAGGGTAGGTGGAGCCTCTACCGCTGGAGGCTTTGAAGACATGGACTTTGATGGGTCTGGCGAGAACGAACAAGTAATTGGGGTGCAGCTATTGATTGCATCTGCTGCCACGGATTATGCGTTTGTTTACTTGACGATAGCCCCGTAGTAAAAGGTGAGATATGACCCAGGAATTATGGACTCCAGCGGGGGCTCTCTACACAGGGACAGCCCTCGCTGGCAGGAATATGGAAACAGGCGGGGAGATTGTTACACACCGCTTTATGCTCAAGGCTAAGGATAAGTTCGGTGTTGAGCATAAGACGAGGGTGCAGATTCTTGCCGATGGTACAACCAGTAAGGCGCACCTTGAAGAGATGATGGGGAATTGTGCCGAAAGGTTTATGCAGGAAGTGCGGGAGAAGTATAATAAGCGGCCCCCCACTCTTGAGGAGCGCAAGGAAATTGGTCGTGCATTGAACGAGTTCAATATGAACATGAAGCGAAGAAGGGCAAACACGACCAGGAAAATCTACTTTTAGGAAGAGGAAATGGAATTACCGATAGACATTAAGACAGAAGATGTTCAGGAAGTCATGCGGCGGAACGCACTGTTCGCGCTTCAGGTCCAGAACCAGGCATTACAGCGGATGGTTACTGAGTCAATGGAGCAGGTAAATCGACTCAGGGAAGAACTCGATCAGTCTAAGAACGGCAAGTCCGAGAAAGGAGTAAAGTAACCATGCCGAAGGTAGGGAAGAAGAAGTTTCCGTACACCGCAGCAGGAAAGGCTGCTGCCAAGCGCTATTCAAAAAGTTCCGGTAAGAAGATAACAAAGAAGAAAAAGGGAGGATACTAGCTATGGCTGGTTTTATCCCTCCAAAGCTTTCTGATAAACAGAAGGCAAAGCTGCGTTCAAGACAGGCAGTATAAAGGAGTTTAGCTATGGTTATGATGCCACCGAATGTGCGACCACCTGGTCCACCTGGGCCACCACCGGGTAGGCCACTAGGCCCTGGAGGGCCTGGAGGAGGCCCGGACCCGACGATGCTGGCGGCTCTTAAAATGGCGATGCCTATGATCGAGAGAATTGCAGCAACGCTGAGTCCAGAGGATGTTCAGCGAATTATGGCAAACGGTGGGATGCCCGGAGGCCCCGGGCCTATGCGTGGAAG